TGGTGGAAATTTAACTATAAGTGGTGGAAATGCTAATTACAGCATAGATTCGGCATTTACTGGTATAACTACTACTATAAATAGTAGGACATATAATTTAGGTCAACAATTTGTAAACGGTGTCTCGAATCCAGAAGTTCAAAAGTATTCTGGAAGTGTATTTTATGTTGATAACAGACCTTCAATTACGAGATCTCTGAACCAAAAAGAAGATATAAAAGTAATTTTGCAATTTTAAAGAATTATGCCCCAGGAAACAAATCTAAACGTATCTCCTTATTTTGATGATTTTGATCCATCAGATAATTACTATAAGGTACTGTTCAAGCCGGGATACCCTGTTCAAGCAAGAGAATTAACAACTTCTCAAACGATTTTACAAAATCAAGTAGAGCAGTTTGGTAATCATATCTTTAAAGAAGGATCTGTTGTAATTCCAGGTCAATTAAATTACAACAACCAGTTTTATTCGGTAAAGGTCGAAAGTGAGTTTTCAGGAATTCCTGTAAATTTTTACTTAGATCAATTAATTGGAAAAACCATTAAAAGTGAAAATAGCAAAATAAGAGCAAAAATTGTTCATGCTATCAAAGAGAATGTATCTGATAATGAAAATATAACATTATTTGTAAGTTATCTTGGTTCTGGACCAAATCAAGAATCTGAATTTTTTGATGGCGAGTCTCTGATTGTAGAGCAAACAATTACTTCAGGCACAGTAGTAATTCGTGCTGGTCAAGCATTTGCCAACACTGTTTCTGTTGATTCTACATCAGTAGGTTCTGCTGTAATTCTCTCAGAAGGTGTATATTTTATAAGAGGCACTTTTGTAAACGTAGATGATCAAATTTTAGTTCTTGATCCATATAACAATACTCCTACAGTTCAGATTGGTTTTACTGTCGCTGAAGATATTGTAACATCAGACGATGATCAAAGTTTAACTGATAATGCACAAGGATTTTCTAATTTTTCTGCTCCAGGAGCAGATAGATTAAGAATAAGAGCAATTTTAGATAAAAAACCGTTAAACTCTACCGATAATGAAAGTTTTATTAACTTACTTGAGATTAGAGAAGGAAATATAATCTCCACTAAGAATAAACCAAAGTATGGAGAAATTCAAGAGGAAATTGCCAGAAGAACATCTGAAGAATCTGGAGATTATTATGTAAGACCATTCTCAGTAACTACGAAAGAAAGTTTAAATAATGATACTGGAAATGGTGGTATATTCAGAACTGGACAATTAACATATGGAGGTAATACACCTTCCGAAGATCTTGGTATATACAAAATCTCTGCTGGTAAAGCATATATTAAAGGAAGGGAAGTAGAAATCCCTAGAACTGTTCTTTTAGATTTTCCAAAACCAAGAACAACAAAAACTGTAAAAAACCAAAGAGTTGAGTATTCCACTGGACCAACATTTACTCTTAATCGAGTTTATGGATCTCCATCTTTGGATATTTCATCTCCTTTCATAGTTAGTTTAAGAGATTCTAGAGTAGGAACAGATCAAACTGTAGGTGCTGGTAAGGAAATCGGAGTTGCAAGAGTTTATGACTTTGCATTAGAGTCAGGAAGCTATAACACAACAAACTTAGACCTTAATCAGTGGGACCTTGCATTATTTGATATTCAAACATACACTGATATTCAACTTAATGAACCAGTAACATTATCTACCCCTGTTAAGATTAAAGGTCAATCTAGCGGTGCTACAGGATACCTTAGGTATGATGTTTCTAATTCTGGAATTATTACAGCATATAATACTAGAGGAACATTTATTGTAGGGGAAAAGTTTACCTTTAATGAAGTTACTGATCTGAACAGAAGTTCAACTTCAGTTATTACTCACGAAACAAATGATGTAAAATCTGTTTCTCAAGTTGATGGTTCTTCTATCGACTTTAGTGGTGATATTATTCCAACTCCAAATCTTTTTGTTGGATCTGCAGGAATTACATCAACTTCATCAGGTATAAGCACAGTATCTGTATCACTCAATTCTGAGACAATTTTTACCAATATTGCTAAAGTTGGTAATCTTGTAGCATATACAAAACCAAATGAAACAGTTCCTACATACTCTAAAATTGAAACCGTAGGAGAAAGATCTTTAACAGTTTCTGGAATTACTACTGTAACTGGAATTAATGATGGAGCACTTCCTAATGAAACAATTAATGTAAATGATTTTATTATCTTATCATCAAGATTCCAAACTGAATTTGATAATGCATTATATACTCCTTTTTCTAGACCTTTTATTTCTAATGTAAACTTAGAGAATTCTTCTCTTGCTATTAGGAAAGAGTATGCAGTAACAATTACTTCTGGTGAGACAAATACAATATCTGCTGGTTCCGATCAAACTTTTGCACCTTTTGATGAAGAAAGGTATATCTTAGTAAGATCTGACGGTTCTTTTGAGGCACTTACTGAAGATAAGTTTGTATTCACAAATAATTTAAAGGAATTAACTATCTTTGGATTGGGTTCAAATTCATCTGCTAGACTTATCGCAACAGTATATAAGAGTTCTGTTACAAATAAAGTCAAGAATAAGAATAGAATTAAGTCCATAGTTATTGATAAATCTAGACTTACGCAATCTGGTGCTGGATCTACTACAATTAATGATGGATTAACATATGGTACATATCCATATGGAACAAGAGTACAAGACGAAGAAATTTGCCTCTTAGATCCAGATATCACAAGAGTGTTTGGTATCATCGAATCTTCAGGTTCAGAAGATCCTGCACTCACTTCGATCACATTCAATTCTATTGCTAGTCCAACTAATAGAACTAATGATTTATTAGTTGGTGAAGAATTTATTGGCAGAGATAGTGGTGCAATTGCAATCTATGTTGCCAAAAAGAATGATTTAGCAATAGAATTAACATATCTTTCTGATAGAAGATTCCAAGAAGGTGAGACTGTATTCTTTAAAGAAACTGGAATTACTGCTACTATAGGATCTATTACTTTAGGTGATAGAAATATCATTAGAGATTATAGATTTGATTATGGGCAGAAAGATTCCATCTATGATTATGGAAAGATTGTTAGGAATGATGATGCATCTATTCCAACAAAGAAATTAAGAGTTATTTACGAGAGTGCATCGTACTCAAATTCAGATACTGGTGATATTACCACTATCAACTCTTATGATCAATTCGATTATTGCTCTATAGGATTTATCTCTGAACAACTTAATAATGGTGACGTTATTGACTTGAGACCAAGAGTAGATACTTTTACTGCTTCTGAAGGGTCTACAAGATCTCCATTTGAATTCTTTGGCAGAACATTCAATAATACAAATAATAGTTCATCACATATTTTAGCATCTGATGAGAGTATTGAATTAGATTACTCCTATTATCTCCCAAGAATTGATAGAATTTTCCTTACTAAAGAAGGAACTTTCCAAGTTAATAGAGGAGAACCTGCTGAACTTCCAACTCCTCCTGCAGGATTGGATGATGCTATGGAAATTGCAAGTATTTCTATTCCTGCATATCTTTGTGATGCATCTAAAGTAACAATTGAACTTAGAGATCATAAACGCTACCAAATGAAAGATATTGGTAAGCTTGAAGATAGAATTAAAAATCTAGAGAATATAACAACATTAAACTTACTTGAATCTAGTACAGAAAATCTAGAAGTAAAAGATGCGAATGGTCTTAATAGATTCAAGTCTGGTTTCTTTGTAGATGACTTTACAACTAGAACTAATCAAGATAAAACTGGCACAGTAAAGAACTCTATTGATGCTGAATTGGGACAGTTAAGACCTGCTCCATATACAACAGAAGTAGACCTTTTAATGGGATCTAAGTCTTTGATTGGTATTGGAGTAACTGCAGATCCTACTGTTGATACCAGATTTGCTACTGATTTAGTAGGCAATAACGTAAGAAGAACTGGACAGTTAATTACTCTAAACTACACAGATGTGTTAAAGGTTCAGCAACCTTTCGCAACTAGAGTCGAAAACGTAACTCCTTTCCTTGTTACTAGGTATAATGGTACTATCGAACTCTTCCCATCATCGGATACTTGGACAGATCAAGTAAGAACTGATGCTAAGAGAGTTGAAATTGATAACTACACCGAAACTGAGCAAGAATTAGTTGCTGCAGGGTGGGATCCTCAGTCAGGTTATAGTCCAGTTACTTGGGGTGCTTGGGAAACAACATGGACAGGTCAAACTACTACCTATCAGCATTATAGAAGGTATCGTTATGGTTGGTGGGGTTATTGGCCTTATTGGAGAAGAAGATGGTGGAGACGTAGATATTGGGGTTATCCCTACTACTGGGGTTATTGGGGACATCATTACTGGTGGAACTGGGGTTATCCATACTACTATTGGGGTTGGCCTTGGTATTACAGATATAAGCAGACTACTATTGCTACTACCACCAAGACTGGTTATAAGCAGAGAGAAGGAACTAGATACAAGCTTGAAGAGAAGATTAACACCTACTCAACAGGAGATTCTATCATAGCAACAGATTTCATTACATATATGAGATCTAGGAATGTAGAATTTACTGGAAAGAGGTTCAAACCATTTACTCAAGTTTATGCCTTCTTTGATGGTGAAGATGTAAACAGTTACATTATACCAAAACTTCTGGAAGTTTCTATGGTTTCTGGTGTATTTGAAGCAGGAGAAACTATAATTGGTATTGATTCTCCGACTTCATCTACTTCTGAGAACGAAGTTTCTCAGGAAATCACTACATCAATTCAGTTCAGACTTGCGACAGCAAATCATAGATATGGACCATATAATAACCCAGATGATATCTTCGTAAATAATCCATATGATTCTGAATCAACAACATCACTTCCAGAAAATTATTCTTCTACTACGCAAATTCTGAATGTAGATACTTATTCTCTTGCAGAACAACCTCAGGGCGATTTCTTTGGAAGAATTGTAAATGGAATGATACTGAGAGGCCAGAGTAGTGGTGCAGAAGCAAAAATTACAAACATAAGACTTGTAACTGATTCTGTAGGTACTGTCATTGGTTCATTCTTTATTCCAAATCCAAATGTAGCATCAAATCCAACTTTCGAAACTGGAACTAAGTCCTTTAGACTTACTAATAGTGATTCTAACTCACAAATTGATGGAGTTGCAACTACAAGTGGTGAAACTAATTATTATGCACAAGGAATTCTACAAACACTTCAGGAGACAATTGTTTCTGTAAGAAGTGCAAGTATTTCTTCCGAAACTCTCACGGAAAGAGAGAATGTAAGTGAAACCACCACAACTGCTACTACTAGTATCAAAGATTACTGGGGTAGAACTATTCATACTTATTCTAATGGTAAGTTTGGATACTGTTATTGGGACCCTCTTGCACAGTCTTTCTTTGTTGATGAAACAAATGGTTGTTTCGTAACTAAAGTACATCTGTTCTTTAAGACAAAGGATGATCAGCTTCCTGTTATTGTCCAACTTCGTCCAATGTCGAATGGAGTTCCTACAACTGAAATTTATCCATTCAGTGAAGTTACAGTTGAACCAGGTGATATTAACATCTCCGAAAATGGTTCTGTTGAAACTATAGTTACTTTCCCATCACCAGTATATCTGAAAGGTGATACTGAACATGCTTTAGTTCTTCTTTCTGAATCCACAGAATATAATGTTTATATTTCTAGACTTGGTGAAATTGATATTACCACTCAGGATTTACCAGAATCTCAGCAGGTTGTTGTAACTCAGCAAGCATTACTCGGATCTCTGTTCAAGTCCCAGAATGGTTCTACTTGGACTCCAAGTCAATATGAAGATCTGAAGTTTATTCTCTTTAAAGCAGAATTCTCAGATTCACCTGGTGATTTTAACTTCTACAATCCATCATTGAATTTTGGAAATAAGCAAGTTGCAAACTTACTTCAAAATCCATTAAATCTGAATGCGAGAAAGGTAAAAGTTTCACTTTCATCTACTATTTCCGATGCTGATCTTGCTCTTGGAAATACTATTCTCCAACAAAACTCCAAGGCAACTGGAAACTATGTTGCATTTGCAGGTGCTGCTTCTGGAAATCTTACCATTATAAATGACGGTATTGGATATCCAGATGGATCTTATACTAATGTTCCTCTGATTAATCAATTATCATCTGGTAAAGATGCTACTGTAGATTTAACTATATCTTCTGGATCTATTGTTTCTATGGGAGCAACTATTTCTGATGGTGGTTCTGGATATCAAGTTGGTGATGTTCTTACTGTAGGACAACTTGGTGGAAGTTCTCTTGGAAGAAATATTAAACTTTCCGTATCAGAAGTATCTGGCAATAATCAAATTATTTTGGATAATGTACAAGGCGACTTTGTAGTCGGTGCCGGAAATACTATTCAATATGAAAGTTCTGCTGTAGGTGTTGGTACTACGGTTCTTAATGGTGGAAGTGGTCTTTATATAACTTCTATTGAAGATTTTGATGAGTATTCAACTGGTCTTCATATCAAAGTGAATCATAAGAATCACGGAATGCACTCTGGATCAAACAAAGTTAATATCAGTAATGTATATTCTGATATTAAACCATCTTTCCTTGCGGATGATTATTCTAATGAGTCTACTGCTGATATTAACTTAACTGATATGTTAAGTGGCGAGTTTGAAGAGTTTGAAAATCAACCTGTATCATCTAGTAATCCTGGATATATTCTGATAGGAAATGAGATCATTTCTTATGAAGGTGTGGTTGACACTACTCTTACAGGTGTTACGAGATCTATAGATCAAACCAAATCGTTTGGTTATACTTCTGGAACTCCCATATTTAAATATGAACTTTCTGGAGTATCTCTGAGAAGAATTAATAAAACTCACGATCTTCAAGATGCTAATGATTTAGATAGACCTAGAGGTTTAGATTATTACTATCTGAAACTTGATATGGGTCTTGGCGGTAAAGGTCCAATTGGAATCAATGGGCCAAATGGTCAGGTAGATAGAACCACTGAGGTTGTATATCCTAAACTTTACTTAGATCAAACTAAGAATGCTGGTGGAGTGAATATTCTTGCAACACAAAATATTCAATTTGAGATTGTTAAACCCATTATGCAACAAATGAACCTTACCAATACTTCAATGACTGGTAAGATTAGAACAATCAGTGCTACTAGTATTGATGGAAGTGAAGAGTCATTTATCGATCAAGGATTTGAACCAATCAGTTTGGATTCAAATACTACATTATCTACACCTAGAATGGTTGCTTCTAAGGTTAATGAAGATTCTTTACTTGGAGATCTTCCAGGAAACAAATCCTTCACATTCAATCTTCAGTTAAACTCATCTGATCAAAATATCTCTCCTGTGATTGATTTAGATAGAGTTGGAATGATTTTCAACACAAACCGTGTTAATGAAGCAATTGATAATTATGTAACTGATTTTAGAACTTCTACAATTGCTGCTGATCCATCATCATTCGTTTATGCTACAAACACAATTACATTAGAAGTTCCAGCAACTTCTCTGAAGATGTTCTTGAATGCACATGTTGATGAATCTGCTGACATTAGAGCATTCTACGCGATTATGGAAGATAGCACAGAAGAAGCAATTTACTATCCATTCCCAGGATATAATAATCTGATTAAAACTGGACAAGTTATTGATATTTCTAATAGCGATGGCACTCCAGATAATCAGGTAGCTGCTTCTGAAAGTGGTGACGTTGAAGGTGAAGATGCAACATTCAGAGATTATGAGTTTACAATTGATAATCTCCCAGAGTTTAGATTCTTCAGTATTAAACTGATAGGAACTACAACTAATCAGGCAAAACCACCTAAGATGTCTGAATTGAGAGTAATTGCCGTAGCATAAGGAGTGATTTATGAATAGTGAAGAAATGAATATGAATGGTATGATGATGCCTCCACAGTCGCCTTTCTCGCCTGTGGAGGGTCACAACCACCTCTTTAGAGATGAAAGGACAACTGCAATAATTAATACTGATATGGACGCTTATGAAAGTTACAAAAAATCTAAAAAGATAAAAGAGGCAGAAGTTAAACGAATTGATAATCTTGAGGATGATTTGAAGTCATTGAAAGATGATCTCGGTGAAATAAAATCTTTATTAAGGAGCATCGCAAATGGATAATGATTATTTTAAAAAACTTTCTACAAATATAGATAGTATTAGTGATGACGTATATTAAATTATATTTAAAGCAGCAACAAGCGGTATTTAAAATCTAATGGCTAAACCATCAACAAGACAACAATTAGTAGATTATTGCCTAAGGAAGTTAGGTGCTCCAGTTTTGGAGATAAATGTTGCAGAAGAGCAAGTTGATGATCTTGTTGATGATGCTCTTCAGTATTTCCAAGAAAGACATTTTGATGGTGTTTATGGAGCATACTTAAAGTATGAACTTACACAAGGTGATATTGATAGAGGAAAGGCAACAGGAATATCTGGTGTTGGAATAGCGAGTACTTCAGCAACATCTACTATTGATGGTTCTGGAGTTAACTTTGATTTCTACGAAAATAGTAATTATTTAAAAGTACCAAACCACGTAATAGGGATCAATAAAATATTCAAATTTGGAGGAAGCAACTCTGTTTCTAGTGGAATGTTCAGTATAAAATATCAGTTGTTTTTGAATGATATTTATTATTGGGGATCTACTGAAATGCTGACTTATGCTATGACTAAAACATATCTCGAAGATATTGACTTTTTATTGACCACTGATAAACAAATAAGATTTAATAAAAGGCAGGATAGATTATATCTAGACATCGACTGGAATTCTGTTAATGCTGGAGATTATATCGTTATTGATTGTTATAGAATGATGGACCCAAATGATTATGATCAAGTTTGGAATGATTCTTTTTTAAAGATGTATCTAACATCATTAATAAAACGTCAATGGGGACAAAACCTGATTAAGTTTCAAGGAGTTAAACTCCCTGGCGGAACTGAATTAAATGGAAGACAGATTTACGATGACGCAGAAAGGGAGTTGGTAATGATAAAAGAACGTATGTCTTCAGATTATGAACTTCCCCCATTAGATATGATTGGTTAAGATTATGTTAAATCCATTTTTTCTTCAAGGATCAAAGGGTGAGCAGAGTTTAATTCAAGATTTGATCAACGAACAGTTAAAAATTTACGGAGTTGAGGTTTATTACCTACCCAGAGAATATATGACTGAAAAGACAGTCATAAAGGAAGTAGTAGAATCTCAATTCACTAATGCTTTTCCAATTGAAGCATATGTAGATACTTATGATGGGTATGGAGGACAAGGTACATTACTATCTAAGTTTGGTATTCAAGAGGTAGATGATTTAACTCTTATTGTATCAAAGGAAAGGTATGAGGACTACATTTACCCTCTTGCTAAAGATATTCCAAATGTAAAACTTGCTTCTAGACCTAAGGAAGGAGATTTAGTATATTTTCCATTGGGAGATAAGTTATTTGAGATCAAGTATGTAGAGCATGAAAAACCTTTCTATCAACTGCAAAAGAATTATGTTTATGAGTTAAAATGTGAACTTTACAGATATCAAGACGAACTTATTGATACTGATGTAGACTTCATAGATGATAGTATGGAAGATGAAGGTTATATTCAGACACTTCAACTAGTTGGTATCGGATCTACAGCAACTGCAATTGCAAATATCGTTGATGGTGGAGTTAGATACGTTTCTGTAACAAAGAGAGGATCTAGTTATACTTCAACACCAACAGTTGCATTTTCCTCTTCTCCTGGAATAACAGCAGTTGGTTTTGCAACTATGATTAAGGGTATTGTAGATCTTTGTGAAGTATCTCCAGACCTTTCTAGAGTCCAAACTGTAAATATTTCAAACTCCGGTGCTGGATATACAGTTGCACCTATGGTCACTTTCCTTGGCGGAGGAGGATCTGGAGCAGAAGCAACTTCTTACATTGGAGATGGTGTAGTTGGAGTCATTACTGTAACTGATGGAGGAAGCGGTTATGTACAATCTCCAACGGTAACTTTCTCTGATCCATCTGGAATAGGATCTGTTGTAACTGCTACAGCAGTAGCAAACTTAAGTGCTGCTGGAATTATAACTTCTATTTACATCACAAATGCTGGACTTGGATATACAGAAGCACCAACTATAACTATTTCTGCTCCACAGTCCGTAACAGGAGTAGGTACATATGTTTATAATGAAGAAATTGTTGGCTCCGATAGTGGAACTACAGCAAGAGTTAGATCTTGGAATACAACCACTAATATATTAGAAGTTTCTAATCTCTCAGGAAGTTTCACTGCAGGTGAGACCCTTGTTGGCCAAGACTCAGGAGCAGAATATTCAGTGAGAATAGTAAATACAGATAATCTAGCAGATTCTGGTGATTCCGACAACTTGGCAGGAAATTATGAAGACAATTTCGACATTGAAACTGAAGCTGATGCAATTTTAGATTTTTCAGAAACTAATCCCTTTGGGACTCCATAATTTATTTTTGTTAAATAGTTAACATAATTACTATAGAAAGATGTTTGAATACTTTTATAACGAGGTTTTCCGAAAAACCATTATTGGATTTGGAACTCTTTTTAATCAAATAAGAGTAGAAACAAAAGATGATTCTGGTAATACCAAATCCTCAATAAAAGTTCCTCTTGCATATGCACCTAAGCAGAAATTTTTAGCAAGATTAGAGCAACAACCAGATTTGAATAAATCTGTTCAATTGACGTTGCCCAGAATGTCTTTTGAATTTGTTGGATTAAGTTATGATGCTTCGAGAAAACCAACAGCCACTCAAACATTTTTAACTAAATCCCCATCAGGTGGAACTGGAATTCAAAAACAATTTCTTCCTGTTCCTTACAACATGGAATTTGAACTTTCAATATATACGAAACATAATGATGATATGCTTCAGATTGTTGAGCAAATTTTACCGTATTTTCAACCAGCATACACTATCACCATTGAATTATTAGAACCAGTAGCAGAAAAGAGAGATATACCTGTTAGATTAGACAACATTGATATGGAAGATAATTATGAGGGTGATTTCTCTGAGAGGAGAGCATTAATATACACTTTAAGATTTACTGTAAAAACACACCTTTTCGGACCTGTTGGAAAGAGTGCAGAAAAAGATATCATAAAAAAGGTTTCTGTTGGTTATGTTGCGGATGGAAGCACAAGAGATGTTACTTACTCCGTAACCCCAGTTGCAGCAAAAAATTATACTGGACCATCAGTGACTACATCTGCTCAGGATATACAAATAGCAGATACAACTATAGAAGTAGTAGATGCTTCTTCAATTCCAGAAAATAGTTACATAAGTTTGAATAGTGAAACTTTATATGTGAAGTCGAAGTCTGGAAATACTTTAGTTGTAGATAGAGGATCCTATGAAACAACAATTGCTAAGCACGTACTTGGAACTGAAATCTTCACCATAGATTCTGATGATAATGCACTCATAGAATTTGGTGATAATTTTGGTTTTGATGGTACATTTTAATTGAGGTAATATATGAAAGGAAATTTTGATGAATTAGATGATGTTTTTAATACTTCATCTGAAATTGTAGAATCTTCTATAGTTTCTAAAGAAACTACTCCTATTGAGGATAATTCAGAAGAAAAAAATGAATCTGAAGATACGAGAAAAGATTATGAATATACTAGAGGAAATTTATACTCTATTATAGAAAAAGGTCAAGAGGCGCTTGATGGAGTTTTAGAACTCGCGCAGGAAAGTGATTCTGCTAGAGCATATGAAGTTGCGGGACAAATAATAAAAAGCATTGGAGATACGACTGACAAGTTATTAGACCTTCAAAAGAAACTCAAAGACCTTGAAGAAGATAATACCAAAAAGGGTCCTACAAACGTTACTAATGCATTGTTTGTTGGATCTACAGCAGAACTTTCTAAATTACTCAAGAATCAAAAAAGTGAAGGCGAATAAATAGTAATTGTAAATAATATTTACTACCTATGCTTAGTGAAGGCAATAAAAGTGGGGATAGTTCCTTAAGGGACTGGTTTAGTAAGAGCAAGTCTTCTGATGGAACTCCTGGTTGGGTTCAATTAGGTGGTAAGTATGCAGGAAAGCCCTGTGCAAAACAACCAGGACAAACCACAAAACCAAAGTGTGGTTCTTCAAAGATGAAGAGAAACCTTAATAAAGACGAAGAGGAGGCAGCATTTCGCCGCAAAAACCGTCAAGATCCAAATCCAGATAGAAGAGGGAAGGCAAAGAACGTGGCAACTGAAGCAAAAGAAGAACTCCGTTATTGTCCTAAGTGTAAGAAAGCAGAGAAAAGATCTGACTGCGCTTATGGAACAAGTTATTGGGACAACAATGCTGAACCAATAACAGTAGAAGAAGGTAAGAAAGATGCCTGTTACCATAAGGTAAAGTCTAGATATTCTGTCTGGCCATCTGCTTATGCATCTGGTGCATTAGTAAAGTGTCGTAAGAAAGGTGCAAAAAACTGGGGCAATTCTACTAAGAAAGAAGAGTTTAGTCCTGCACAAATTGCTGCATTAGAAGCAAATGGATTTGTAGAACTTGATGAAGCAGGTAAGAAGTGTTGGAAAGGTTATAAAAAAGCAGGAACTCAGAA